ATTCGCTTTAAAATGAAACGTGAGAACAAACGTTTCTGGGCCGGAGACAACATTAGCGACTATGTTACCGAAGAACATAAAGAAATACTAATCAACGAAGCCGCAGAAGCATTTGAAACAGTCCTAGATCGGTTGCTGATTGATAGAGAAAACGATCCCAACTCAAAAGGCACAGCCAAGCGATTGGCCAAGATGTATTTTAACGAAGTAATGGCAGGTAGATATGAAACAGCTCCAGATGCAACGGCTTTTCCAAATGATTCAGAAGATAGATATGAAGGAATGCTTGTGGTGCGTAGTGAGCTTCGCAGTATGTGCAGTCATCATCACCAACCTGTCAGTGGCGTTGCTTATATCGGGATTATTGCCGCTCAAAAGCTCATTGGCCTTAGCAAGTATACTCGTATTGCTCAGTGGTGTGCTCGTCGTGGCACACTACAAGAAGAACTTGCTAATGACATTGCCAGAGAAATCGCAAAAGTCACCGACAGCGACAATGTAGCGGTGTACCTTGAAGCGGAACATGGCTGCTGTACCAATAGAGGAATAATGGCACACAGTAGTTTAACACAAACCACAGTGCTTAAAGGTGCATTCAAAGACGACAAAGGAACAAAGAAAGAATTCTTTGACAACATCTTGCTTCAGTCAAGAAATGGTAATTAAATCTTTCCCAACACGTATAACGTTGTTGCGGCACTGGAACAAGAATGATTAGATATTTAAATCTGCCTAGAATTCCTGATGAGATTTTGAACAATCTCAACTACAATTTTGATCAATACTCAGTTAAGGCCAATTATCTAAACGGTGCTTATCGATGGTCAGATGATTTTAATCAACAGATAGATACATGGTGCAAACAAAATATTTGTGACACCATGCACTGGGGATTTCAGTTCATGAACAATGATATCATTGCACACAAAGATGTTGGCACTGAAGTAAAATTAACATATTTGATCGATGCTGGCGGAAACAATGTTAGAACCAATTTCTTCGAAGATGACAAAACTACCATGACTCACAGTTTTGTTATTCCAACACATCAATGGCACATATTGTATGCCAGCAGACACCACAGTGTAGAAGGCATAGAATCCGGACATACCAGATTCAGCTTGACCGGAAGAGTTTTTCCTTTACCAATTGAATAAACAAAAAAGATGACCTATGTTGTAACCGATGACTGCATTTTATGCAAACACACAGCCTGTGTTGATGTGTGTCCTGTAGATTGTTTTGTCGAAGGCCCTAACTTTTTGGCAATAAATCCCGCTGAATGCATTGACTGTGCAGTGTGCGTTCCTGAATGTCCGGTTAATGCTATATATGCTGACGAAGATGTTCCTGAACCCCACCGTGTGTTTATAGATATCAATGCTGAATTAGCAAAGACATGGCCTACTATTACCAAAAGTAAAGATCCATTGCCAGACCATGAAAAATGGACCAACGTGCCCAACAAACTACAACACCTAGATCGAGGAAATTAAATGCACACAATAAAAGAAATCGTGCCGGGATTAGATCCAGAAATTAATAAACAGCTGGCGCCATGGACAGAATTGGTACGTGAAGATTTCCACGTGCAGGTGTTTGAAGATATCTATCCAGTGACTCCAGGGCACTTGTTGTTTGTGCCCAAATATAACACAGTAGGTGTGCTGATGGATGCTGTGGAGGATGCTGTTCGTCATGGCCAGATGCAAGTTGAATCCGGAGAATGGGATGGATTTAACATTGGCATGAATTATGGTGCGGCAGCAGGTCAGACAGTACCATGGCCACATGTACACTTGATTCCGCGCAAAACAGGAGATGTAGCAGACCCCATTGGAGGTGTTCGTAATACTATTCCTGGACAAGGCAACTATCGCACAGGTAGTTATAAACACCCTAATGCGTAATACGATAAATATTTCTTTACACCGGCCTTCGGCGTTCATCCCGGTATACAAATTCCGCTGCCAATGCTATAATTAACATAGGAGAAACAGCATGACACCAATGATTCACCAATACACCTCCGTCAAAGAGTGCCACGACGCATTTCCGTGTGCGCACAGTGTCAACGGAGTAGAACCTGGCCAAATTCGATTCAGTGTAACCGGTAGAATTTTTCCATGAAAAACGTATATCTAGCAAATAAAAATTGTTTTGCTGTACGATCTCTGCCACTATTGTGGTGTAGTCTCAAAACCTACTACGAAGAGAACAGCACCAAATCCAACGAGTATCAATGGGCCGATCCTTGGATTAGCGATTTTAATACCAAAGAACAAATACTTGAACAGTGCCAAAAAGTTCCTCCACATATTTTTGGATTCAGTGTGTTTGTTTGGAACGAAGAATTTTTTAATCAAGTGGCACAAGAGGTAAAAAAACAACATCCTGACTGTTTGATTGTGTACGGCGGCCCACAATCCAATGTCAAATACAACGATAATTTTTTCAATGAGAATCCTTGGATTGACATAGTGGTTCCTGGCGATGCTTACGGAGAGATAGTGTTCAAGGAAATACTTGACCATTACCCCATAACAGATTATGAAAAAATACCATACATTTACTACCGTGATTCTGCTGGTCAAACATGTTTTAGTAAGATTGGTATAGAAAAAAAATCCTTCAAGTGGCCGAACAACATTTACAAGGCCCAGGAAAAATATCTGTTGCCGTTTATTGAAGAGGTTGCCATTGGATTCTTGGACACTTCTCGCGGATGCCCTTACAAATGCATCTACTGTGACTGGGGCGGCGGCACGTACACAAAAGTAAATAAAAAACCATTTGGTGTGGTATTAGATGAACTTGAGTGGTTGGGTGCCAATCATATCAAGACTGTTAGCATTCATGATGCTAACTTTGGTATCTACGATATTGATGAAACAATAACGAAACACATTGTTGATGTTGCAAAAAAATACGGTTATCCTAAATCAGTAATTACCGAAAATGCAAAGAATCACCCAAAAAGAACCACACGCATCAAAGAGATGCTTGCAGAGCAAGGACTGTTAAATCACATCAAGATTTCTTTTCAAAATCTTGATGACGAGATCAAGAACAACGTTGAACGAGTAGATCCTCCTATTGAACTGCAATTTAAAAATGCTGCATATCTGCGCTCAAGATTTCCCGAACTGTCGATCAAGGTCGAAGTCATTATGGGTCTGCCCGGGGACTCTTATCAAAAAACACTTGATCAAATTGATTTGTTCATCCATAACGGGTTGCCACCTGGAAAACCCAATATATGGATGTTGTTGCCCGGAGCACCTGCTTTTGATCCAGTGATGAGAGAAAAATTTCAATTAGAAACTATTCGAAAAATGATGTCTACTGAGATTTGGTCAGTAAAAACCAATTTCAAAACACATTCAACCATATACGGTATGGGCACCGAAGACAGTTGGACCAACAAAAATGTTGAAAGTGTGGTTGGTACCTACAGCTACAGCAAAGATGATTTTGTTGATATGTATCTTGTAAATGCTTTGTCTGTTTCAAATGAAAACACCGACATCAATCAGAGTCTTTGTAAATATCTGTACCAGCAACATGGTATACCTCCTAGCCAGATTCAAGATTTTATATACAAGAACTATATCAAACCCGGCGCAGAAACTGATGATCAAATAAAAGCATTGTTTTACAAAGGTTACCAGTCAATGTACAACTGGTTACATGATGACAACTACACTCAGAGTGATATTGATTTCCATGAGAGTTTTCCAATGAGATTGTCTCACCCTACCTATTTTACACTTGTGATGTTGACCAATGCAAAAGACTTTTATAAAAAGTTGTGTCAACAGCTGGCAGACAAACACAACGATTCTGCCATTGTTGACCTTGGTATATATTTGGCAAACGGTGTTTTGGATTCTGATTACAATCCTGATCTTGGGCGTGTGTTTACAACACAGCACGATTGGTTAAAATATTTTCAAACTGGAGTATTGACACCGGGCCCGTGTACCTATCAAGTTGATGATAAAACTGTGTTTCTTAATCAAACTTACCAGGATATCAATTGGCATCAGCATCCAGCAGGCTCGCCTAAACAACATGAACAGTACCTATATCAAGCAGTTAGTCAACTTGGATCTAACTTTAGCAAAAATATAAAATTATTGTAGATAAATATTTCTTTACAGCGGTCTTCGGCATCATTCCCGCTTTACAAACTCTGCTGCCTATGCTATAATGACATAGGAGAACACAATGGCACAACTTCAATCAGTACAATATAAATTTACTTCTACCAAAGAGTATCACGACGCATTTCCGTGTGCGTACAGACAGTGGAGGGCAGACAGTCACTGTAATCTAATTCACGGGTACAGCTTCTCAATGAAGTTCTATTTTGGAACCAATGACCTAGATGTTCGCAATTGGGCCGCTGACTATGGTGGACTCAAAGAGCTCAAGAAAACACTAGAAGACCAATTTGATCATACACTAATTGTGGCAGCAGATGATCCAGAGATGGAAACATTCCGACTGTTACAAGAGCGGAACATGGCTAAGATTGTGGTATTACCCCGTATAGGATGCGAAGGTCTTAGCGACATGTTATACAAGTATGTTAATGGTGTTTACATTCCAGAGATGTGGGGACCAGGCGAGGCACAGCGTTTATGGTGCTATCGTGTAGAAGTTCGTGAGACACAGGCCAACATGGCTTACCGTGAAGGGCATCGTGAATGGAATGAGGATTTGTTTGCGTGAACATATTTGTAACTGGTGGTAGTTCTGGTGTTGGTCAAGCATGTGTAGAACTGTTTGACCAACACACAATCACAGCACCGGACCGAGATGAATTAGATTTATCCAATTTTGAAGCAATATCCAAGTTGGATTTATCCCAGTACGATATTGTTATAAATTGCGCAGGAGCCAATGTTGGTGCGTTTAAAGGTTGGCAAGATAATACTTGGCAAAATCAAAAAAATCAAGTTGATGTAAACTTTACCGGTGCACTGCTATTAGCCAAGCAATATGTTCAGCAACGTTCCACGGGACATTTTATCTATGTCACCAGCAGTAATATTGATGATCCGATTGTGTATAATATATTCTACACTGCCGCCAAAGCCGCACTGCATTACAGTATGAATACAGTAAAGAAACAGTATCCCAATGTGCTCTTTACAGAAATTAGGCCAGGCAAAATACGTAGCAATATGTTAAAACAAAATTATCAAGGTGCAAAAACTCCAGGCGAAATTGAACAAATGTACAAGACCGGACCTGTGTTAAGCCCAGCAGATATTGCTGAGGCCATTGCAACTGCTATTAAATACAGGATAGAACAAATCGTAATAACTCCGCATGACAAATCGTGAATTTAAAATAGCAGTACTACTCCCGACCCATAAACGCACAGATGCACTGAGCCGCAGTGTGTTTAGTCTGCTGGATAATGCCGCTGACTTAAGCCAAATACAATTTGTGTTTGGTATTGATAGTAATGATGAAATTGGACGTGACCATTTTGTCAATGAAATTCAGCCCCGGTTAGATGCACGAGATGTAACGTATACTGCATTGGAATTTGAACCCTTGGGATACGGTGCTCTTAATCGGTATTTTAATACACTTGCCACACATGCCGACGCTGACTGGTTGTTTGTTTGGTGCGACGATGCTATTATGTCAACACAAGCATGGGACCAACGTATTATAGAATGCACTGGAGAGTTCAAGTTGTTAAAAGTACATACTCACAATGAACATCCATACAGTATATTTCCCATTATACCGGCAGAGTGGCCAGAACTAACAGGCTACCTTAGCAAGCATCAATTGATTGATGCTGAAGTTAGTCAAATGGCTTACTTGTTAGACATAATGAAAATTATCGAAGTGGATGTCACACACGACCGCCACGATCTTACTGGTAATAATGCAGATGAAAATGCCAAAAAGAAAAAATACTTTGAAGGCAATCCAAAAAATCCCGAAGACTTCCATAACAAGTACGTGACACACAACCGTCTTGTGGATGTTGGTAAACTAGCCGCGTATATGAGGTCTAAAAATATTGATACCAGTCACTGGGATGCGGCTGCCGCAGGAAAAATTGATCCATGGGCACTTATGAAGGCCAATGATCCGAACAATCAAACAACACAATTTAAACTTCCTAAAACATGACAACAGACATAACACACAGCAGGCAGTTGGACACATGTCTAATCACTACAGAACCAGTGATCAAGGTATTGGACTTTGGTCAACACGCCTACGCAGATACATTTGTATCCCGGGATCAATTAAATCTAAGCGAGCCGGTATTCCCTTTGCAAGTTCATTTGAATCCCAACTCGGGCATGTTGCAATTGGGGTATGTCAGCAATGCCGAAGCAAGATATAACCTATACAGTTACAGTTACACATCCAGCAACTCAAAGACAGCAAGAGATCACTGGGACGAGTTTGCCGCAACTATCAAATCAAAATACAACACTGCAGGGCTGGTGATTGAAATTGGCAGTAACGATGCATACCTAATTAAACAATTCAACAAAGAATTAACTGCCACACTGGGCATTGATTCAAGCAGTGCCATGTGTGAATTGGCCAAATCACAAGGAGTCGATGCACTACAGGCATTATTTCATCCCAATGTTGCATATGATCTTGTTCCCAAATATGGTCGTGCCGCAGTTGTTATTGCCAACAATGTGTTTAACCATGCTAACGATCCTACGGAGTTTGCACATGGTGTGAGTTTCTTACTGGACAAGGATGGCATCTTTGTGTTTGAAGTTCCGTACTGGCTAGAGATGGTCCGTAGCGGACGCTTTACAGACATGGTGTATCATGAACACATTAGTTATTTTACTATTAAGAGTTTGCACAATTTATTGGCCGAGGCTGGATTAGAAATTGCGGACTTTGATGTGGTTGATTATCATGGTGGTAGTTTGCGTGTGGTAGCAAGGAAAATCACAGGAGCGGCGGTGCCAGAAAAGGTGTTAACTGCTATTCACACAGAAACCACTGCTGGGTTATTTGATCCTGACTTTTATGTGGGTCTTCAAAAGAAGTTTGAACAACAGCGCAACGCATGGCTGGCTAAGTTCTATCAAATCCTACAAGATGAACCTGACGCAGTGGTCATTGGCGTAGGTGCTGCCGCCAAAGCAAATACATGGCTTGCATGGCATGGCCTAAATAAAACACACCTGCATTGCATTACTGATGCAAGCGAGCACAAGCAAGGTAAGTATACTCCTCTTAGCCGTATACCAATCTTGGATGATAATGAATTTGCAAAGTATCCTAATCCATACGCTCTAATTTTAAGTTGGAACATTGGTGAAGGTCTTAAGCAAGCACTATTACGTATCAATCCCAACACAAGGTTTATATCACAATGAAACAATACAACATTTACAACAACAATGAAACAGGACTAGGAACGTTCAGTGACGAACGTGGTACAATTACAGATATCTTTTATAAGGCTGCGGTTAATCATGCTTGCCTTATTACTAATGCAGGCGGCGCAGTGCGTGGTAATCATTATCACAAACTCACTACTCAATATACCTATGTGCTCACCGGCAGTATGGTGTATTACAGCAAACCTGTAGACAGTGACGGGACACCTACAGAATTTTTGGCCAGGAAAGGTGACTTTATTATCAGTCCGCCCAATGAGATACATGCTATGCAAACCACAGTGGATGGCTGTACGTTTATTGCCTTTGCCGAAGGCCCACGTGGCGGCGAAGACTATGAAACAGACACATACAGAGTAGATTCAATTATTCCAGGAGATGACAAATGAAAGTAGGTATTATCGGTAAAGGCACTGTGGGCAAAGCAGTGTATGAAGGACTAGAGTATCTGGGCCATAACATGTGCTTCTTTGATCCTGCATACGAAGGATCCTCTATCATGGACGTGATTGACGCTGATTGTGTTTTTGTAAGTGTGCCAACTAATCAGGCAGCCAACGGCGACTGTGATACCAGCATTGTAGAAAATGTAATCAAAGATCTAGACGGATTAAACTACCGAGGATTGATTGCGGTTAAAAGTACAGTGGTGCCCGGCACCAGCGAGCGACTCAGTGCAGAGTATCCTGGCTTGAAAATCTGTAGTGTCCCGGAGTTCTTACGTGCTAAAACTGCACTAGCAGACTTCATTCACAATCATGATTTATTAATCATTGGTAGCAATCGCGATGAAGACTTTGAGCTAATTAAGAAAATTCACGGTTTCTATCCCAAGCATGTGGCCTGCGTTAAACCTACAGAAGCAGAAATTGTCAAGTACTTCAACAATGTTCACCATGCCATGCAGGTGACCTTTGCCAACGTCACTTATGAAGTGTGTCAAAAACTAGATGCCAACTACATGAATGTGTACAATGCCATCACACAACGTGATTGTATCAACCCTGCATACTTGATGGCCAATAAAAACACACGTGGCTACGGCGGACACTGCTTGCCCAAAGACACCAGTGCGTGGAATAACTTGATCAAGAAACTGGGTCTTGACTTTAAACTGATTCAAAGTGTAATCGACGACAACGAGAAATTTATCAAATGAAAATATTAGTAACCGGTGCCAGCGGTTTATTGGGCACAGAAATTTGCCGCCAACTTAAACAAAACAAAAAAAACGTAGTATGGGCCATGGATAACCATAGTCGTAGTTCAACTATACCGCCCTGTGATAAGTTCATAGATGTAGACTTAACTGCAGGCGATGTGGCTTATGCAGAATTGCCTGTGGATTTTGATTATATCTATCACTATGGTGCAATCAACGGAACCAAAAACTTTTATGAGCGGCCCAACCAAGTGTTATGGAACAACATGGTGGGTGACTTCAATGTGTTTGAGTTTGCTGGCATGAACAAACAGTTAAAAAAACTGGTGTATGCTAGTTCCAGCGAAGTGGTCAGCGATGATCCTGTTAGTCCTGTGGCCGAGCACACAGACATCACAATCAACAATATCCACAATGCTAGATGGAGTTACCGATTGCCCAAGATCTGTGCAGAAAACTACTTGGCCAACTCACCATTACCTTATGTAATGATTCGTTACTTTAATGTGTACGGTGACAACAGCAAAGCCGGACACTTCCTGGCAGACCAAATTGACAAGATCCAACGTGGCATATTTGAAGTTATTGGTCCAGAAGAAACACGCAGTTTTTGCCACGTGGAAGATGCTGTCCGAGCCAGTATCTTCTGCGCTGAAACACAAACACGTGAACTGTTCAACATTGGCAACGACAGAGAAATTACCATTCAGGATGCAGTGAATGTCATTGCTGAAGAACTGGGTCATGCCGATCCTGAATGGACTACCTCTCCTGGCAAGGCCGGCAGTACAGCCACACGTAGACCCAACATCGCCAAACTCAGATCTGTTATGCCTGACTATGCTCCAATGTCGTTTGAGCAAGGTGTTGGCCGCATTGTTAAAAATTTAGTTGACAAGTCATAAACAATTATTGTATAATAGCATATGAAATTAAAAGTATCAGAACTATTTTATTCCGCACAAGGCGAAGGCCGCTTTATCGGTGTGCCCAGTGTGTTTTTACGCACATTTGGCTGTAACTTTACCTGTGCAGGTTTTGGGTGCAAACCCGGAGAGAAATCCACCGAAGCAGATGAAGTTGCCAAAAGCGTACACTTGTATAAAACATTTGAAGAGCTGCCGTTGGTTAACACCGGTTGCGACAGCTATGCAAGTTGGCACCCAGACTTTAAAGAACTTAGTCCCACATACGAGATTGATGAACTGGTGGACAAAATGCTGGACTTGATTCCAGATCGTCGCTGGACTAATCGCACAGGCAATGACACACATCTTGTGATCACAGGCGGTGAGCCACTGCTGGGGTGGCAACGTATATATCAAGACTTGTTTGAACACGATGACATGCGTGGCATTAAGAATGTTACATTTGAAACCAATGGCACTCAGCAGTTACAGCCTAAATTTGCCGCATACCTTAACAAGTGGCTGGCTGGACACAACGAACTTACTTTCTCTGTAAGTCCTAAACTCAGTGCTAGTGGCGAAGCATGGGCGGAAGCAATCAAGCCAGAAATCATTGCAACATATCAAAACTACGGCACAGTATACCTTAAGTTTGTTATCGACAGTGAGGTACACTTTGAAGAAGTGGATCGTGCAGTGGCCGAGTATCGTGCCGCAGGATTTGAAGGCGTGGTATATGTTATGCCGCAAGGTGGTGTTGTTGCTCCTTATGCAGAGAACCGTGTAAACGTTGCAGATTGGGCACTGGCGCGCGGATACTATTACACTCCTCGCTTGCACGTTGATCTGTGGGGTAACGGCTGGGGCAAATAATGGCCGGTTACGCATTTAAGCGAGAACAACTTTATGACAGAGACGGGTGGTTTTATCGAAACTGTGTTGGTTGGCAACTTAAATTTGTATGGTGGCCTAATATCTGTCATTTAACAGGTCGCAGATTATGGTTAGAACAGGCATATTGTGGAACAAGCGTACTAACTGGCCCAGGTGAACCAATGGTTGAGCATCGATGGCACGATAAAAACGAGCATCTTATTTTTAAAATTAAAGGGAATTAATATGGGATTTTTTGACAGATTTAAAAAGAGGCCAGAGCCTGAACCCAAAGTCAAGGTTGAACCCAAGCCCAAGGCACCACAAAAAACTGAAAAAGAACTTGCCACAGAAAAAGGCGAGCCCTACGTGGCAATTCTCAGTATGCATGTAGATCCAGAGAACATGCACCAAGGTGCATTTGAACTAGATTGGAATGACAAGTTTGTTGCCAACTTGGTTCGTGCGGGATATCAAGGCAAACCCGATGACAAAGATTCAGACATTGTGGATCGCTGGTTCCAAAATGTTTGCCGTCATGTTGTGATGGAAACGTGGGAACAAGAAATGGCAAACAATCCCAATCGTGTGGTAAAAACTCGAGACATCGGAGACGGACGATCCGAAGTGTCCTGATATGATTTTATATGTAAACGGTGATAGCCACACTGCGGCAGCAGAAGCTGTTAATCCTCATGCGTTTGCCCAGGACGATGGGCAGTTGTTTTACATGGGTCGTGCGCCACATCCTGAAAATCTAGCAGTGAGTTGGGGCAGACGATTAAGCGATGCACTACGGGCCAGTTTTCACTGTGATGCCGAAAGTGCCAGTAGCAACACAAGAATCTTTCGCACAACAAGAGAGTGGTTAAAAAAAATACATCACCCAGAAGAAGTGCTGATGGTTATACAGTGGAGCACCTGGGAACGTGAGGAGTGGCTGATTGACGGTGTGTACTATCAAATTGGCGCCAGCGGCCAGGATGATGTTCCGGACAAGCATAAACAACGCTACAAAGAGTTTGTTGTGGGAGTAGACTGGAAACAAAAGACCCAGCAAGCGCACGAAGAAATTTGGCAGCTACACACTGAATTAACTGAGTTAGGTGTGAATCATATTTTCTTCAATGGCAATAATGATTTTAGTAGCATTAAGAAACCAAAAAAATGGGGCAATAGCTACATTGATCCATATAATCCAGAAGGCACATACAATGCTCGAATCAGAGCCGTCGGAATAGAAACAGTTGCACCCAATTCATGGCATTTTGGCAAGGATGGCCATAGCTTTTGGAATCGTTTTATGTTACAATACATCAATACCCACAACAAAGTCTAAGGTTCCCTATGCGTTATGTGTTAATTGACACTGCTAATATGTTTTTTCGTGCCCGGCACACTGCTTTTCGTGCCAGCGACCCTTGGGAAAAAGTTGGGGTAGCATTACACACTACTTTGATGAGTGCTAATAAGGTTGTCAAACGTTTTGAAGCAGACCATGTGGTATTTGCGCTAGAAGGACGTAGCTGGCGCAAAGATCACTATAAGCCCTACAAAGCTAATCGTGCTGTAGCCCGTGCCGCCCTTACAGAAACGGAAGCAGAAGAAGATAAAATGTTCTGGGAAACGTATGATAATTTGACTAAATACTTGTCAGAAAGAACCAATTGCAGTGTGATTCGATGCGCCACTGCAGAGGGCGATGACATTATTGCCCGCTGGATTGCCCTACATTCCCAAGACGAACACATCATTATCAGTTCTGACACAGATTTTGTGCAGTTAGTAGCACCAAACGTAAAACAATACAATGGTATCACCGACGAACTTATCACCACAGAAGGCATCTACGATGCCAAAGGTCGACCGGTAGTTGATAAGAAGACCAAAGAACCCAAACAGATTCCGGATCCTGCATGGTTGTTGTTCGAGAAATGTATGCGTGGTGATACCAGCGACAATGTGTTCTCTGCATTTCCTGGTGTGCGTACAAAAGGCACCAAGAACAAGGTAGGTCTACAAGAAGCATTTGCAGACCGCACAACCAAAGGCTACAACTGGAACAATATGATGTTGCAAAGATGGACAGACCACAACGGTGAAGAACACCGTGTGTTGGATGACTATGAACGCAATTGTCAGTTGATTGATCTTACACATCAACCACAGGCAGTGAAAGACACTGTGGACCTTGCTATCATTGAACAAGTATCACACAAGGATATTGGACAAGTGGGTGTGAGATTTATGCAATTTTGCGGCAAGTACGATCTAGTAAAGTGTAGTGAAAATGCCGAAGGTTTTGGCCGTTGGTTGAATGAAACATATAAAGGAGTTTTAAATGTTAGTAGCTAAAGTCATAGCAGACAAGCAGTTTTGGATCTTACAAGAAGATGATCGTAAAGTTGGCAACATCGAAGCATGGAATGGTGGATATCAAGTTCGCATCAACAATCAAGTAAAGCAGTTTAAAACAATTAAACTTGCGGCACGTGAATCAAACATTGTGTTTGCCAAAGAAGAAATTGCATCCAAACCTGACAACACCACTGTACACGGATTCCCAGTGGCAGGTCGTTGTTATAATCCTGTGTGGGACGTGGTGCATCATTTACCAATCTATACCAAGACCGCCAAAAGCAAAAGTTGGTTTGCCGCAGGATGGTATTCTATCAAGCGTGGACGCACGTGGAAGATCATTCAAGATCCCAAACTGATTGCACTACAACGCTATCCTTACCAAGGACCATTTCGAACCAAAGAACAAGTGACACTATGACCAATCCATTTAGAGATCAAGAGAAGTTTATGCGGGCTTGTGACCAACACACATCTGCGTATTCAATATCACAATACAAAATGTATCTGAGTCTAATAGACGAGGAACACCGAGAACTCAAAGAAGCTGTTGAAGCCGACGACTTGGTCGAACAACTGGATGCACTGATTGACATCTTGGTTGTTACAATCGGTGCCATTCATTCAGCCGGCTTTGACGGCGAAGGTGCGTGGAAAGAAGTCATGGCAACTAACTTTGCCAAGGTTGATAGAGAAACAGGTAAAGTTCGCAAGCGCGAAGATGGCAAAGTTCTTAAGCCACAGGGCTGGACTCCGCCAGACTTAACCGGATACTTGACAAAATGATACACATTCAACGATTCGTCGAAAGATTACAAGGGTTTGAGGCACGTGGTGCAAGAGACTTTACCATGCCAATTAAAGATGCCAAAGACCTGCATGCTGATTTGACAAGACTGTTGATAACACTTCAGGCCGCGAGAGAATCTGCTGTAGAGGCAGCGCAAGACAGCGGAATCACAGTGGAAATGAAAGGTGGCGCATTCTAAAAAGTCCCTATATTTGTGATAAATAAAATGTAGGAGTTTAATGATATGAGTAGACCAAAACCCAAAGTTATTCTAGAACTGACAAATAAAACCACGTACAAAACAGAGCAGGTTTTATCGTCAGCAGGAGTGTGGGCTGTGTTCTACAACAACACTCCTATCAATCTCAAAACCAGCAACATGTTGGTACAACATCCGGGGCCCAAGTACAAGAAAGTCAGTTTCTCTAATCCGGGCCATGCACACAATCTTTCAAAGAAACTGAACGCACAATTCAAGACCGACAAGTTCACTGTGGTATTGTTAACACAGGGCAACACAGTTCAGCCCGGTGCCGCGTGATAAACTAAAACTAACTGCGGCCTTGGTGGCCAATCTGCCAGCGGAGTTTGCTGAGCCTGCGGAAGTGGCTGTGAAGACCTGGTGGTCAAATATTCGTAAGACAGGTGGCATGCGACTTACTGAACACGGGTTTTATGTGTTCAGTCGTGTGCTAGACTTGGCTTATTATGAACTAGAGATAAAACCAACACCCGGCAATAGACGCATTGTGTTGACTCTTGATCGTAAACTACAAAGTCCATACTACATTAGAATAGACAAACGTATCCCAACCGGTGTGTGTATGTTTGGCAGTCGAGAAGCAGTGGTTGCACAGTTATACGGTGATTTAGAAAAGTTTCTAAATCACTACTAACAAGTTTAGTAAATTGGACAACCATCCGGTTGACATTGTATAAATAACTCTATATAATACACACATGCGCCAATAAAAAGACGCATGTAAACATAAAGAAACAAAAATGCAAACAAACGTGTTACATTCTATATCAAATTGTTCAGCCAAACAGGCCGGCTTTGTGCCCTCTATTTGGTCGGCAATCGATAGCATGTCATATGATCGCACACCAGAGGTTACCCGGGTCCAGGAGACTATGTTGTAAGCAACAGTTTACATTTAAACTCCAAGGACCCTAGGATTAAAAACCCTAGGGTTTTTTGTTTTAAGGAAAGGAAAAATGAAGAAATTAGATTTAGAAAAACGAATGCGTGAAGTAAGGTACACAACAGAGCATACTCTGACCCCAGAACAACGTGAAAAGTTGATCCAGGAAAAGATTGAACGTGCTAGGTCGATGCTTGAAACTCGTAAACGAGTCAAAAATCAACTTTGGACATAGATCCTAAAGTGTTGACAGGAAACGAGGTCCTGTGCTACACTATAAACAAGCACAAACGGGCGGCGACTAGGATGGAATCCCTCTTGTGGGACTAAAAATTAGATCGTATTAAAGCATTCTTTACGAACAGGCAGCCTAAGTAGTTTAGAGTGCTTTAATACACACATTGGAAACAGTGTGTTATAGGTAGGTGTGTCGCTGAATGGTCAGGCCGCGGATTGCAAATCCGTTTTATGCAGGTTCGATCCCTGTCACCTACTCCAAATTTTGGAAGATGATGCAGCGGGGTTGGTCCTGCGACTGGCCTTGAAAACCAGGTTCTCTTAACAGGGATGGGGTTCAACTCCTCCGTCTTCCGCCAACGATATCAATCTTTAAATACAACAATGAATAACATATATGTAATTTATTCTCCTGGAAGAACTGGAAGTCACATCATATTAGAAATGTTGACCGGACCTGTGGGCACTAAGGGTGGATTAGCTGACGCACATGCAATATGGCTGCCTACTAACAGAGACAAATACCAACAGGGTATTAACGATCAAAACACAGTGATACATCTTCATAATCTCATAGAAATTAGAGATTTAGATAAATCAACTGTGACATTAATACTGAGTCTCAGACGAGATCTATTTGCCCAACTGATGAGTGGGTGCGTAGCTCACATAGTTAACGAATGGAGCGGTAAAGATTACAGCAACAAAATTGTAGAGCCAATGGTTTTTGACAAAGCAGAATTTTCTAATATAGTAAACACACAATGTCGTCAGGCACGTGGATTAAATTTGTCTGGTTATAAAAAAGTTGTAACCATTTACTATGAAGATCTAATAGATCAAGGTGCAGAATTTGTTGCTAATAAATTAGATTTAAACTACAACAAATTGCAAGTTGGTCATGTATATCAACCGAGTCCTTATCGGTACAAAGACATAATTTTAAATTGGGAAGAATTACAACAAGAGTATTTGAAAATAATCAACGGTGTGATCCCGTAATGGTATCGGAGCGGTTTGCTAAACCGTCGCTCGGCGAAATCCGGGTTCTCGGTTCGAGTCCGAGTCGCACCGCCAGTTAAGGGTCCTTGGTGAAATGGATATCATGCTTGGCTTCGAACCAAGCGGTGTGGGTTCGATTCCTGCAGGACCCGCCAAAAATTTAGCCGTGTAGCTCAGAGGAAGAGCAAACGCTTGATAAGCGTTAGGTCGACATTTCGAAACTGTCCATGGCTACCAAACACTGTATCTCTGGCGCAATTAGCAAAGTGCTGGTCTCCAAAACTAGAGGTTCGGGTTCAAGGCACTGGTGGGTGAGTAGATAAAAATACAACTGCTAATCACCCTTAACTAAATATTAACACCACAATATACAAAAACCTATGATCGATCCAAATTATTTAAAAACAAATGTAATCTATAAATCTTTAAAACTCATTGAAAAAAAGAAAAATCTAGCATTGCGTGATTTGGCTGCTTATGCAAATGATCCTGTTAGATATAAACGACGATTAAGATTTTTAAAAGAATTGTCATTATACGAACAAAATTTATTAGTGAGCTTTGAAAATTTTGTGTCAGATAATCCAGCCGATGATTTTGACGAAGATACTTTGAAAAAAATTAGAGAATCTATAGATTTACTTACTCTCCTAAATTCATGACTTACCCAAAAATAAATTCAGTCACTTGGCCGTATTTTCAAAAATTTTTAAAATTTCATAATATGGAATTTACGCCCGTATGTCCTGGGCCAGGAATCTGGGGTGGTGATCAACAAAAAATTTCAGGGTACCGTGAATATAATTTTCTAATAGATATAAATCTTTGTTTAAGTAGTTACCCGTCATCGCTGGTTAGGGACCGAACAAATAGTATAAAGTTTCCGTTTTTAACAGAATCGGCAGCAACATGGAGTATTCCAGACCAGGCACCCGATCTAGAAACTTGTTTTTCTAATAGAGTTACATCCTTAGAATCTCAATATCCGGTTGTTAATTTATTATGGAGTGGCGGTATTGATTCTACCGCTATGGTTGTTGCCTGGTTAAAATTCTCCAGAGGTCACAGCAAAATACGAATTCTATATACACTTGATAGTATCAAAGAAAACATTGAGTTTTTTTTACATTTAAAAACTATTAAACTTAAACAAATTGAGTTAATAGACATGGGCGGTAGTGTATATTATAACAACGAGTTTGACGGAGTTGAAATTTCTGGTGGGGAGGGCGACGATATTACAGCCAGTGTTGATCAGTCATTTTTTAAAAAATATCAATGGTGTAATTTACAATCTTCGTGGAGAGATTTTTTCTGGAAGCAAAATCCAGATCAAAATTTTATTGATTTTTGCGAAAAATGGTTTGCGTTATCAGGAAGAGATATAACCACAGTGTTACACGCAAGATGGTGGTTTTATCTGAATAAAATGAGACCTAATTATCGTAGTGCTATAGTTAACACAACTAATAACATAGAATCGTTTTTTAATGATCCTTTATTTACTGCACATTTTTATCACAATATAGACTCGTTATTTGGATCAACCGCCTGGAACAGTTACAAACACACTATAAAAGATTTTATATACGAGTATCATCCAGACTCTGATTATCGAGACTATAAATGCAAGGAAAATTCTGGAGGTTATAAGATATTTGCAAACAAATCAAAGTTATTGAAAAAAACTGAACACATTTGTATTCTATCAAATGGAGATTCAATTTACACTGATAATTTGCCGTTTTTGAGTAAATTTGAATATAGAAAAAAATACGGAAATCAACTAGATTATCTTTTTACCCGTGATATTTAAATACAACGCACCGTGGCATCCACTTAAATCTGTATGCCTTGGAGATACCTATCCTGAAGACTTTTATCGAGATGTTCGAAACAATCAAGTTCGAGACATGCTTCAAACAATATCAAGAGAAACTCAAGAAGATTTTAACTATATTAAAAGCATATTTAAAAGTTTAAATATCGAGGTTGTTCGTCCAAGTCTTGACAATCAAGACAGTATAATGAATTACGTTGACTGTAATAATCGACTTACATTTGATAAAACTGGCACCTACTCTTTGATTCCAAAGCCGCCGATGCAACCAAGAGATTCTCAGTTAATTGTTGCTGATGTATTTTGGGCCACTAATAGTGATATTAATCTATATAAAAAAAGTGGTATTGATTTTTTACCAGACTGCGTTTTGCCCGAGTCTGATCAATTTGACGCACCGTTGGTCACTGTGATTGGTAAACATATTATATGTGATCAGAAAGATGTTCCTGGACTAGGAAAATTAATAGAAAACAGTTTTTTAGAACATACAATCATACCAGTCGACATTGGTGGTCATAACGATGCTGTTTTTGCACCAATTAAACCTGGATTATTAATTTCTTCTCACTATAAAAATTGTTACCAAGATAGTTTCCCAGGTTGGGAAGTTTATCACCTGCCAGATCAAAGTTGGAATGCAATGACTCACTGGAGAAAAGAAAAACATTCTAATACCACCAAATGGTGGATACCCGATGAACAAAACAATACAGATTTTTCTAATTTTGTTGACACCTGGCTCTGTCACTGGCTAGGATACGCTTCCGAAACAGTGTTTGATGTAAATATGTTGGTAATAGATGAAAAACATGTATTAGTAAACAACTATCACAAAGGACTGTTTGAATATTTTAAAAAACATCAAATTGAGCCAATAATTACTCCTTTCCGACATAGATTTTTTTGGGACGGAGGAATACACTGCATTACCAGCGATCTCTATCGAGAAGGTGTTGCGGAAAAATATATAAAACTTTAATTATTTCTACTATGACAACTGCTAGCATATCGTTAAACGCAAAATCAAATATTTCATCTGATCTCAAATTGGATTTTAAATTTGACGGAACCCACGTTGCATCAATGACATTGACTGATAGCATACAAAATTTTTATCACGAATTTGATGATTCGCCCAACAACCATCTTTTTGAAATTGAACTTTCAAATAAGAGACCCGAGCAAACTAAAGTAAATCAAAACAATGAAATTATTGAAGATGTGTTGGCTGAGATATTTGATGTTAAATTATCAAACATAGACCTTGGTCAAGTTTTTTATGGGCATTCAATCTATTATTATAATAATCCAAAACCAGTGGTGGGGCAGTTTTTTCATCAGTTGGGTTGTAATGGGGTTATAAAATTTAAATTTTATACCCCGGCATACGTTTGGTTAATAGAAAATATTTAAGTTCGAATCTTACCCTTACTACCAGGTTGACGAGTTTTACCAATTGTAGTATGCAAGCTTCAGTCCCCGGTTTGATCCCGGAACGGTTCACCAAACAATGTATCTCTGGTGTAATGGCAGCACCGCGGTCTCCAAAACCGTCAGTCAAGGTTCGAGTCCTTGGAGGTACGCCAGTATAGCTCTTATAGTATAATGGCATTACATGCCCTTGGTAAGGGTAAAACACAAGTTCAATTCTTGTTAAGAGCACCAAATAACCCTACAGTCAGTAGGGTTAAAATATCAAGTTGACCATTTAATGCCGTTTTGCTATAATAGAAACAAGTTAAGAAATTAGCTGGATCTGCAAATAACCCTACACTGTGTAGGGACTTTGCAAAACAAATTGACTAGATATAGCCATTGTGTTATACTAGAGACTAGTTAGGAAATTAACTAATTGTTCTTTAAAAAATTAAGTTTGTGTAGTACTCGGATCCAATCCGGGCACTATATGTAAACACATCGGGTTACCAAGCCAGTAGGTGACTTATGCAGAGATCTAAATCCTAGTGACGGCTAGGCTCTGCTAAGTTACACGAAAGATGGGCGTATCAGTGATGCAAATCACGAGTTACGGTAGTCACGCTGGAACAACTTGGCAAGTAATGTGGTTGATAGACAAGTCCGTGGACGGCACGGTAGGGCAGGATCAAAACTGTTTCTTCTATCACTCATCCTAATGTGTTTTTATATAGTGATTTTGGTCTGTTCGTATAGAGGTTATTACTGTGGATTGTCTATCCACTTACGGGGGTTCGATTCCCCCACAGACCGCCAAGTTTGAGAGCCACATCGCCTGGATACTTCCTTCGGTAACGAAGCACTAGGTCCTGCAACCGTGGCTCTCCCCTTTTTGCTCGATTCGTCTATCGGTTAGGACATCTGGTTTTCATCCAGGCAAGAGCGGTTCGATTCCGCTATCGAGTACCAGACATGGAGATGCCGCCGTAATGGTATGGCAGGAGACTGTAAATCTTCCGACTCAGGTCACAACAGGTTCGATCCCTGTCATCTCCACCAGAACGTTCCGGGTGTCTCCGGATACTGTGACCCACAGGATGAGAAGTAGTGTGACAGCTACGGGTGGTAGTCTTCGAACCCAAAGGCCGCTGGCAATGCGAGAACGGTCCCTGCCGGGAAGCGGGTGGAAGGAGTGTGTGATGGGTATGATAGCGTCATATCTTGATACTCTATAATTACCGCCGGGGGATGCAGAGCATATTGGGGGATTAGGCTAGTGGGAAACCGGTGCCTTTGCAAGGCTCATTCGCGAGTTCGACTCTCGCATCCTCCACCATTTTATAAAAGGAAATTGTATGAAACATAAACCGATCGTGCGCGAACGTAACTGCTTCGTTCGTCTTGCACTGTTTCGCAAAGCAGGTGCGCATCGCAAGACCAACAAGGCTCTGCGACGAGCACAAAAACAAAGCTCATTAGGGGGTGAAACTTTAAGGTGAAGTAACGGACTTTTAATCCGTAAAACAGGGATCGTTCCCCTGCACCCCTACCATATAAAAGCACATTACACGGCTACCCTGCGTGGTTGCAGGCTGTTAGTGGCGCTTGACAACCTGGGCGCATATAGTGTGCTTTTATATGGTGCGTAGAACCAGCTAATAAATAAAATTATGAAAATTAAACTACCCCAAGAACTACATTGGCTCTGCCCTGTTGCAGTGCCAGACCTAATTAGATTAGGTGGAAAAATGGATGGCGGCTACATTGTGCCACGTTCAGCAGTGGACCAAGCACAGGGCCTGCTGAGTTTTGGACTAGGTGACGATTTTACATTTGACCAAGACTGGCATGATCTCAAGCCTACAGATCCAATTCAGATGTATGACGCCAGTGTCACTAGAGATACTATGCGTATCAGCATTAATACGCCTGTTCGTGGACACTTGGATATTCGAGCCATGTACGATGAATTCTTTCAAGGTAATGTAAAACATTGGCCTGAATTTATCGGGCCAGAAAATTTTGCTCGAGCCCTAGACAGAATGGGTGTAGATCAGGTGTTCATTAAGATGGACATCGAAGGTGGCGAATACAGTTTGATTGAAAGCATCGTACAACATCGCGACCGTATAGTAGGCGTTGCAATGGAATGGCACAACTGTGCCAATCGTAGCAAACAATGGCAACAGGCTGTGGAGCGGTGGCAAGAACACTATGCCATAGTACACGTACACGGCAACAATCACGTGGGATTTGATTCAGATGGTGTGTTTGGATGTATGGAACTAACACACATTCGCCGAGACCTGGTGCCCGGCACTGAACTACGCCGTGACTCTTATATCACTGGGTTAGACCATTCTAATGTGGCTGGTCTTACTGATCTTGAATACTACTTTGATTAATCGGGTGATGTAGCATAACGGTAGTGCGCCTCCTTCATACGGAGTCTGGTAGTAGTTCAACTCTACTCATCACCACCACGTGCGGGATTAGTTTAATGGTCAAACGAAACCTTGCCAAGGTTTAGTCAGGAGTTCGATTCTCCTATCCCGCTCCAACAATTATTACTGGGGGTTAGCTTAGTTTGGTCTAAAGCATTGGACTTTGACTCCATGATCACTGGTTCGAATCCAGTACCCTCTGCCAAAAATATTAGGTGGTATTAAAGGTTCTGTTGGGTTGATCCAACAACAGATCAACAATCAAATGTACACGATGGGTTGTTCCTTGATTTTGAACTTGATGCCACGCTAGATTGTTGAGTCTATACAGCCAACCTAAAGACATGTGTTCTTGACTGTCAGATGTTCCAGTAAAAGTTACTTGACTGTTGGTTTGCAGTGGTATGTGAAATCTACAGTAGGTGTCAAAATAACGACCTGTGTCAACATGTAGCAGAACACTACCACCTGGCTGCATGCAGTTTAAAAAACTGTTACCAATGGCCTTGGCATTCATTTTTTGTTGTGTCCAGTGTAAAAGTTTGGTCACACCGGGCAGTCGCACTTGCCATTCAGTGTCCACCGATTCAAGATTTTTGAAATAATCTTTCAACTCAGCTATATTATCATTCGGTGCGTGAGTGCGCAGAAAAATTGATTGGGTTTTATTTACAAAATTCTGTTGGATTGGTGGAGTAGTATCAGTAGCGCCATGATATTCAACTGCTTGGAAAGTTTGAATATATAAATCTGTTTGTGTCTGCGCCCAATCCATGTTGTCTATTTCGGCTATAGCCGCATTCAGTATAGATTCGGGTACTGGGCTGATTGCATGCACTAACAACGCATTAACGGCGGCACGTTTGAAACTACCCGGTACATAGCTATGTACGGTCTCGCATTCCTGACGTATGAAATCGGGTAGAAGCGGATAAGAATCTTCGGTGGCACAGTCAGGCCACGAAGGATCTCTTACTGCTTGATAAAATTGATGCCAGGTACTCATGATCTGTTATTTACCAGTTGATTTTAGGGGGCATAAATTAACAGCCAAAGCAACTGGCTTTTAACCAGTGGATCAGAGTTCAAATCCAGTGCCTTCTGTCATTCTCGCCTTAGTATAATGGATAATACAAAGAGCTTCTACCTCTTGAATGTGGGTTCGATTCCTGCAGGCGAGGCCATATTATGGAGTTGTTAGTGTAAAGGTCAACACCACGGATTGTGATTCCGTTAATATGGGTTCGATTCCCATACTTCTCCCCAGATTATTGATAGTCGTCTTTGAAGGACTTGATCCAGTTGACTGCAGTTTCATGATTGCTGAAGTAACGCATAATTAGCCGATCATTGAAAATATCATTGACAAAGATGTAAGATGTGTTATACTCACTGAGTGACAGGTGCACTTGCAAATGTCCGCTGTTTGAAATAAAATCTTGTGTTTGCGTCTGCATGCACATATTTATACCTCAACTTTGTACCAATAAATACCCCACACAACAAGGAAACAAATGAAAACAACATCAGCATTTAAACTCAGCAAAAGAACAAAAACATTACTGGCATTGCTAAAGTTTAGAGATCAACACGATCGCAACGGATTTAAAAGAGCAATGGTTGACGCACAAGCAACCCCAGTTGCGTTCTCACCTAAAGAACGCAAATAAGATTATTCCTTGATAGCTCAGTTGGTAGAGCACTTGACTGTTAATCAAGTTGTCCCTGGTTCGAGCCCAGGTCGAGGAGCCAAGAAAAAGCGGATGTGGCGTAATTGGTAGCCGCACTGGATTTAGGTTCCAGCGAGTAAAATCGTGAGAGTTCGAGTCTCTCCATCCGCACCAAAGTAGAACATTATGGAAAAGATAAATCTTGTTAAAGTAAAAAAGTTCATCGAAGCGCAGACACCCGAAACTCGAATTTATCTTGGCTGTGACTCAGAGCGACTAAGAGTAAACGGAGTTTGGCATGCTGACTATGTGCTGGCTGTTGTGGTGCACATCAACGGCAACAACGGCTGTAAACTGTTTGGCGAAGTACAACGTGAGCGGGATTTTGATCAAAAAACTTCTCGTCCTAGTATGCGATTGATGAACGAAGTTTATAAAGTATCTGAACTGTACCTTAAGCTGGGCGAAGTACTAGAAGGTCGGCATGTTGAAGTACATTTAGACATCAATCCCGACGATCAGTACGGTTCTAGCTGTGTGATCTCACAAGCAGTGGGCTACATCAAAGGTACTTGCAATGTGACACCATCGGTTAAACCCAATGCATTTGCTGCCAGTTATGCTGCCGACCGATTTAAAGGATTATCAACTGCAAGTTATAGAGCCAGAGTTAACGAAAAATTCTAAAAAGTCATTGACTTTTAGTTTTTTTCTGTTATAATTACAAGTGTAGGAAGCGTGTCCGAGTGGCCGATGGAACTGGATTACTAACCCAGCAGGGATTAACGTCCCTCGTGAGTTCGAATCTCACCGCTTCCGCCAATTTATCGCGGGGTACGTCAGTGGTAGACCGCCAGGCTCATAACCTGGAAGCCGGAGGTTCGAGTCCTTCCCCCGCAACCATAAATAAGTGTTATTGCTGTATGAAGCAAAGAGAAAAGTGTCTTGGACGGGGGTGCGAATCCCCCCAGGTCCACCATAAGGAAGTTTATGACGATAGAATGGTATCACGTATTGTTATGTTTAGCAGTTCCGCTAAACTACTTTTACTGGATAGTATTACATAGATTCTTTATGAAGGGCCTGACCTAGATTCGACAGGGCAACAAGTAAACAAGTGGACAGCACGGTAGGCGATGACCGTTAATCAAGCAAAAAACGTAAATGCAAACGTAAACAAAACCGTAACTGTTTCAGGCAAGAATCTCAAGTTCTCTGCTCGTTCAGCCAAGGAAGCATTGGCAGTCTAAACACTGCCTAGGGTTTTTGGTAATTTATCCTCGTAACAGAATTAAATTACCTTTTATTCAATAATAAACTCCAACACCATAGTATGAATATTCCCATAGACAATTTATACCATTGGGTACAATCAATTATTCCTGTTCCTGTAGTAATCTATAGATTTTATCCGCATGGTAGTAAAAACATTTTTGATCTGACTCCACTGAGTCCCTTGGGCCAGGATCAGGGCCAGGAACATCATGTTAATATTCCAGTTGTTGTACACGACCAGGAACCATTGGATTATAATTTGTATGCAAATATTGACCCAGCATCAATGCATGTTTTTATTCAGAATTTGCATGCCAGACTGGCAGTAAGCAAGGCCGCTGCCATGGAAATAAGATGTCAGGTCTTAGTTGATAAAAATTTATTGGCAATGCCATTGGCATATGGCACGCAGTGCGACCAGGCAATTTTACTGCATTCTGAAAAAAATTCTGTTGAAGTAGAACAGTATTCTCAAAATAATTTTTTGCCGGTTTACTATTGGTGTCATGCAATTATTGCTCGTGACTGGTATAGATTTGCTGAAATAGATGCTCGGCTTGTTCCGCAATCTCATATACAAGAAAAATTCCTTATATATAATCGCGCCTGGGGCAATACCAGAGAATACAGATTAAAGTTCATGGAATTATTAATCGAACATGGATTACATGAATCAAGTAAAACCAGTATATCAACCCGGTCCGAAGGCAATCAAGGACATCATTATCATGATCATAAATTTAAAAATGTCAATTTTGCGCTTAAAGATAGCACTGTATTAGATCTGCTCAAAGATAATCAATGCGACAGCAACGAGAGCGCACAGTACAATCATGATGATTTCAATTCAACTGCAATAAGTGTAGTTTTAGAAACCATGTTTGACGACTCAAGAATCCACCTGACAGAAAAGATACTGAGACCAATTGCATGCGGTCATCCATTTATATTGGCAGCAGGGCCACGCAGTTTAGAGTATCTTAGAAATTACGGATTTCGAACATTTGCTCCCTGGATTGACGAAAGTTATGATCAAGAATCTGACAGTTTGTGCAGACTTGAAAAAATTATCAACAGCATGAATAAAATTAATTTGCTTGGCGCCGAGGAGTTTGATCAATTTCTAGTAGAAATCAGACTCATAGCTGATTTTAACAAAAAACATTTTTTCAGCGATGCGTTTCAACAACAGGTGATTGAAGAATTAAAAACTAATTTAACACATACAATTCAACACATTAAAAAACCACGTGGCATGTTTCTAAGAACAGTGAGAAAAAAAATATTAAAAGCAGATCCCAGTTTGATTACAAAATATGATGATGATTGGTATAGCAAAATGATTCGGTTGCTGAGATCTCAATGAGCAAGACCCACCTTTTTGGTGGGTTTCTTCTATAAAAAAGCCGGGGATCATGTAACGCGACTAAGTATTATTCTAGCCGACAAAAGTCGGCTATATTTTAAAGGAAAATTTATATGAAGAAAATCGCATTAGCGACATTATTGGCCGCAACCGCTTTGGTTGCAACTGCACAAGTATCAGTCTCTGGCAAAATCAGTACAGTTGTTGACAGTGCCAAAACAGGTGCTGTGAAAGCAACAGGTCTTGCTACTGATCCAACCAGCAACATCACATTTACTGCCACAGAAAACATCGGCGGTGGGTTGAAGGCTCGCGTGGTAGTAGACACAAGTTTGGCAGCCAATGATCCCACAGGTGGCTCTGCAACCAAGTTAGGTGATCGTCAAAGCACAGTGGGCTTGGCCAACAATTTAGGCAGCATTGACCTTGGTCGCAATCTGCACAGTCACTTCTTGGCAATTACCAGCAATGATGCATTTGACACATTGTATGGCAGTGTTGCCGGTGATGTACACAATTTACGTGGCTTGCGCTTGAGCAACGGTACATTTGTTTCTGTGACACCAATCAAAGGTGTTACTGCCACGTATGACCGTACACAAACAGCCGTAGGCGCAGAAGCAACCAGTTACAGTGCAGGTGCTAAATTGTTTGGCATCAACGCAGTTGTTGCTCAATATTCACAAGGTGTCGAAAAGAGCACAGTGTATGGTGCCAACGCCAAGCTAGGTAACACACAGGTGTTTTATACACACAGTGATGACAAGGGCACAGGCGCACACAAAGGCGATTTGATTGGCGCAAGTCAAACATTTGGACCAGTGACTGCCAAGGCCAGCTATGGTAAAACAAATACCAATGTCAAGGCCTATGCTGTAGGTGCTGATTACAATTTCAGCAAGCGTACTGCAGCCGTCATTGCATATCGTAATGTTAATGTGGCCGGCACAGCCAATGATGTTAAACAAGTTGGAGTTGGTGTAACACACCGCTTCTGATCTAGCATAACGTAGATTTCCAAGCCCACTTCGGTGGGCTTTTTGTTGACTTTTAATCGGTTATCATATATAATTGTTGTATTGCTATATGAAGCCGAGAGAAAAGTGTCTTGGGCGGGTTCAACTCCCCGGTCTTCCACCAAATATTTTAAAAACTATGTTATATTGTGCTTTTCCAAGTTTGCCGTCTTTTGATGCAATGTGTGCAGTTGCTGAGCAGTACATGCAAGATCTTAATAGTGAAAATCTGTACCTTCGCTATGTACCGTTTGATACCAACGTTATTCAAGCAGTCAATTGCAGTTTAGTTGACATGGGATTGCCAACAGCATCAAACTTTTTGTGTTTCAAAAGAAAAAATTATTTTGATTGCACTAGTGAAAAAGTACACATAGATTTTGATGGGACAACTAATGAAATGATTCATTCATCTATTTTGATTCCAGTCAAAGGTTGCGTGGATACAAAGATGTACTGGTACAATGGTGACTACAACGTAGTACCAAAAAAATTTGAAGACTCTGACTACGCCGCTGTAGAATGGATTGAGGCGCCCAATGAGTTTGATAGTGTAGAAATAGCCTCGGGACCAGTATTGGCCAAGGTTAGTGTGCCACATAATGCTACTAGTGCGCTGGACGGATCTTATAGAATAACATTGACCATGAGATTGGCAGGTAATCCCAGTTTTGAAGAAGTAGTTCACAAAGTCAAATTGTATCAAAATATCTTGTAAAAAAATACATAATTAATTAATGCTCGATGCAACCCCGATTCGGCGGGTTTCTTTATTGATTTTTTCTATTGCTGCCATAGATATATATTCAGTAGAAACCATGAGATCAGGTTGATTTCTCATGTAAATAACTGTACAATACACACATGCAGAACAACTTCTGCAAACATTTTCATTTAGCACAAAGGAGATATTATGAAAACAGTTGGAGATAAATTAACCCCATTCGCAGTCACAGGCGTCCGTCCAGGACAACCAGAAGATGCTTTCTATACTATTACAGAAAATAGTTTTGAAGGCAAGTGGAAAGTAATCGTTTACTACCCAAAGGACTTTACATTCGTTTGCCCCACAGAGATTGTGGCCTACGACAAGTTGGCATCGGACTTTGCTGACCGTGATGTTGTATTGCTCACCGGTAGCACAGACAATGAGTTTTGTAAGGTTGCTTGGCAAACAGCACACGCAGATCTAAAGAAGATCACTCATCACCAGTTTGCTGACACACAGCGTGGTGAGTTGAGCTTGATTGAACAACTAGGCGTGTTCTATGCTCCAGCAGGTGCCGCACTTCGTGCCACATTCATTGTGGACCCAGACAACGTTATCCAACACGTGACTGTGAACAACTTGAACGTTGGTCGTAGTCCAGAAGAAACACTTCGTGTATTGGATGCGCTACAAACTGGCGAGCTGTGTGCTTGTAACCGCACAGTTGGCGGCGAGACATTATAATGTTGAATACAAAAAATGTTGATCGGGTTGGAAATACCTTAGTTGATATATTTCACCGGTTGGCACTTTTTGGCATAGGTGCCGCAACGGTATGGGCCGCAGGTTGGACGTTTTTTGAAATGCTTCAAAAGCACCATGCCGAAGTTGGCGACTTATTGCTGATGTTTATCTATTTGGAAATTGGGGCCATGGTTGGGATTTATTTTAGAACCAATCATATGCCTGTTAGATTTCTACTTTACATAGCAATAACAGCATTGACCAGGCACATGGTAGACATCATGAGTCACCAGCCCATTGACATTGTTGAGATGTTAGCAGTGGCTGGTTCTACATTTGTTATTGCTGTCAGTGTATTGGTTATTCGATACACCAGTGCAAAATTTCCTAGTGACAAGAAAGATGAGGTAGCATAAAATGTTTGAAACAAGTTATACAGGTGGAATGTCATATCGTTCTGCCAGTGAAATCAACTCTGCAATGGGCCGTGTTTATGGACATATGAGCCTTGCTGTTATTGTATCAATGATGGTCAGTTACTTTGTGGGATCTAGTCCAGAGTTGCTGGCATTCTTTTTTACAGGTTGGATGAAATGGATTGTGATCTTTGCACCATTGGCAGCAATCTTTGGTGTTGCTATGATCCTAGGAAACAATCCTAGTAAAGGTGTAGCACAGTTATGCCTACATGGATTTGCCGCACTGATGGGCTTGAGTTTTGCCACAATTTTTGCTGTGTTTACCATGGGCAGTATTGTGTCGGCATTTATGGGCGCGGCAATCCTGTTTGGTGTCATGAGTGGTTACGGCTACTTTACCAAACAGAGCCTGGACAGCATGGGCAAGTTTATGATTGTGGGTTTGATTGCCATCTGCATTGCCAGTATCGTTAATATCTTTATTGGCAGCACCGTGATGCAGATGGTGATCTCCGCCTTGGCTGTCATCATCTTCCTTGGTTTAACAGCCTATGACACACAAAAGATCCGTGAAGAGGTTAGTGTAAACACTAGTGATGTTGTGGAAGTTCGAGGCGCACTAACTCTGTACATGGACTTTATCAACTTGTTCTTAAACTTGTTGCAACTGTTTGGAGATAGAAAATAATGAGTTATATTGTAGGATCTCTACCGCCTGTCAAATGTTTTGTCAAGCGTGAATTTCTCTACAACTTTGAAAAAGGTCACGGAGAATTAGAACCTGCCATCTGGGTCAGTCTCAAAGCACTAAGAGGACAGGTGTTTCGCATCGAGAGCTTGTTGCCCAACTACGGAGCACTGTACGACAAACTGCCTATTCATGCTTATGTGTGGCAGGAGAACTACACAGGCACGTTGCCCATAGATATCTTGCAACTCTGGGACTGCATGGGCTATCGGTTTACCATTGTTGAAAAAATAGGTCTGCGTAATCTAGGTGTCAAATTCCTGGGCAAAGATCGAGAGTGGCATCACGGAACTTATTTGTTCACAGTGGATTTTTGTGCCGATGGTATGGATGTAGATACCGGCTTCACTGAAGTTGCGGAAGAACACAAGAGTTTTAACTTTATTAGATTAGAAAACGGGCAGTTTGCTTGTCAACCCAACAACCGATGCCTGTGGTATGATCAAAGTTTGATTTCAGGCAATGTCAAGTTTCCAGACTTCCAAGCCGCCCAGACCATATTCACAGTGGATGGCACACGCAAGTGGTCAGCAGGAGATGATTGGTTTTATAATATAGAAGAAAGAAAAGAATGAGTTTTATTGAAGTAGTTAAACCGGCATTACCAGATTATGCCAAAGATACACGGTTAAACATTGATGCTGTGTTATTGCGTAGCACTCTTGATGCTGATGTAGCAATGGGGTGTGCTGTAGCGGCATTAGCGGCAACAGGGAATGGTAAGTTGTTGAGCATTATGCTTGCGGACAATCCAGTGTATGCTGAATCAGCGATGACGGCCGCATCAATAATGGCGACTAACAATGTGTGGTACCCATATGTTGAAATGGCTGATGATCCTGCTCTTAAAGGTCTTCCAGCTCAGTTGCGTATGAACGCTATTGCTAGTCATGGTGGAACTACCAAGTCAAACTTTGAAGCATTTAGTTTGGCCGCAAGTATTGTTGGCAAGTGCCACTTCTGTGTCAAGGCACACTACGAAACATTAAAGACAGAAGGATACTCAGTTGAACAGCTTCGTGACATTGGCCGTATTGCCTCAGTGATGAACTCGGTGGCAAAAGTCTTAAACAGTTAGTCTCTTAGAGGTTGACAATTAACTTGATTTATTGTATAATATATACAAGTTAGAAATGCGAGTGTGGTGTAATCGGTAGCCACAGCAGACTTAAAATCTGCCGCTGTAATGGCGTGCCGGTTCGATTCCGGCCACTCGCACCAGTCTATAAATAGAAACACGCCCTTTTAGCTCATTTGGTAGAGCAACGCACTTGTAATGCGTAGGTGGTCAGTTCGAATCCGACAAAGGGCACCATTTTAAAGTTACAAAATGAAATTATACGAAGCAACAGTTAGAGGACCCGACGGCAAGGAGTTTAAGGCTCGTGTGGGTGCTGGCTCTGCAGAAGAGGCTCGCAAGTTGTTGCAACAACTGCACGGTCCCAGAGCAGTTCCTTATTTGCCTCATATGATTCCCAGTTAAGTTTTTCTCGGTATGGTGAAATGGTATCACTGAACGTTTGGGACGTTCGAGCGTAGGTTCGATTCCTGCTACCGAGACCAGTAAAGAATTTTAGGACGTTAACTCAGTTGGTAGAGTTCTTCGCTTACACCGAAGCTGTCGGCGGTTCGAGCCCGTCACGTCCTACCAAATCTATGCGGGGTTCGTATAGTGGTAATACCTTAGCCTTCCAAGCTAATGCTGACAGTTCGATTCTGTTACCCCGCTCCAGATTAAATACGTTGAAGGAAGCACGATGCAAATATCAAGAGCCGAACAAAGTGTTATAAAGTACAATCTAGAACAGTATCAACTAGATCGTACTCGTTTAGAAAAACAACGTTCCGAAGATTATAGCAAGGTTATTGAACAACGTAGATTTGAACAAATTATTGCAGATCGAGTACGTCGAAATCTTCGGTTAGATTTAGACAAAGGTCGAAACATTGACATAGAATGTTAAAGGAAACCATGGACTATAAAATTAAAGATATCAGCTTAGCCGACTGGGGTCGTAAAGAAATTTCTATTGCTGAACACGAAATGCCCGGCTTAATGGCCATTCGCCGTGAGTATGCAGGACAGAAGCCACTTGCTGGCGCACGTATTGTGGGCAGTTTACACATGACTATTCAAACAGCCGTGTTAGTCGAAACATTAATTGAACTTGGTGCAAGTGTACGTTGGAGTTCATGCAACATTTTTTCAACACAAGATCAAGCCGCTGCCGCATTGGCAGTCCAAGGTATTCCTGTGTTTGCGTGGAAAGGCGAAACAGAAGAAGAATACTGGTGGTGTATTGAACAAACTGTACGTGGTCCAGATGGATGGACACCAAACATGATCTTGGACGACGGACACGACTTGACTGGTTATATCCATGATCGGCACCCTGATCTCATCCCTGGTATTAAGGGTGTAACAGAAGAAACCACAACTGGTATTCACAAGTTATTGGAACGCATTGCGGCTGGCACATTATTAATGCCTGCTATCAACGTAAACGACTCAGTGACCAAATCAAAGTTTGACAACTTGTATGGTTGCCGTGAGAGTTTGGTTGATGCTATCAAACGTGCCACTGACGTAATGATTGCAGGTAAGGTTGCTGTAGTAGCCGGCTACGGAGACGTGGGCAAGGGCTCTGCACAAGCATTGCGAGCACTATCTGCGCAAGTCTGGGTTACCGAAGTTGATCCTATCTGTGCATTACAGGCTGCCATGGAAGGCTTCCGTGTTGTTACAATGGAATACGCTGCTGACAAAGCAGACATCTTTGTAACTGCCACAGGTAACGTGGATGTTATCACTCGCGCACACATGAATGCAATGAAGAATAATGCTATCGTTTGTAACATTGGTCACTTTGATACTGAGATTGATGTTGCAGGCATCCGGGACTGTGAGTGGGAAAACATCAAGCCACAAGTGGATCACATCATCTTCCCAGATGGCAAGCGCATTATCTTGTTGGCAGAAGGTCGACTAGTTAACCTGGGTTGTGGTACAGGACATCCTAGCTATGTTATGTCAAATAGTTTTACCAACCAAGTAATGGCACAGATTGATCTGTACAATAACACCAGTAAATACGAAACAGGCAAGTTGTATTTGTTGCCCAAGCATTTGGACGAAAAAGTTGCACGACTGCACTTGGAGCAAATTGGTGCAGAGCTCACAGCAATGACGCCAAAACAAGCCTCATATATTGGTGTCACAGTCGAAGGTCCTTACAAGCCAGACACGTATAGATACTAAGGTTGACCAAAAAGTCATCTTGTGCTATACTTGTAGTTTAAAGAAAGGAGCACACAATGCCAGCAGTATTTTTAGTTAGCGACACGCACTTTGGACATGCCGGCGTGTGTCGCTTCACACACCCTGATGATGCCACTGTGAAGTTACGTCCCTGGGCGGATCCTGATGAGATGGACGAGGAAATGATCCGTCGCTGGAACGAGCGTGTTAGGCCCAAGGACAAAGTTTACCATTTGGGTGATGTTGTAATCAACCGAAAGGCCATGAAGACATTGTCACGATTAAACGGCGACAAAGTATTGATCCGTGGTAACCATGATATCTTCCGTGACGATGAATATCGCGAGTACTTTCGTGAGTTACGTGCATACCATGTGATGAACGGAATGATATTGAGTCACATTCCTGTACACGAAGCAAGCCTTGGTAGATTTGGGTGCAATATTCACGGACACTTACACGCTAGTCGTGTGAAGAAGGCCTGTGGTGTTGATGCCTGCACTGGCGAAATCTTGTACGGAACTGAAATTGATCCTCGCTATTGGTGTGCCTGTGTTGAACAAACAGACTTTGCTCCTATCCTTTTTGAGGATGCCTTAAAGAGGATTACGGAACAAGGTGGCATCGTGGGATTTAACAGCGGCAACGGTCCTACAATGTAATAGATTTACATTTAGGGCCGTGCTATCACTTTCGTATAGATAAGTTTAAAGGGCCATTAACTGATTAAAATACCATTTTTTCTTAGAGTCACTTTCATTTATTAAGCGGTTTTTAATGTTTTCGTAGGAATATGTTTCATCATTTATCATTTTAAATACATCTTCAAATGTATAACCTATGTTTAGAATTCTGCCAATCCAAGATGTGGGAAACTTACGCTTGTCCACCACCCTTTTGTCTGCATATATATCACGCACTAAAGCATGTGCTTGCATAAAGTTCATATCATTGCCTTTCCAAGGTTGACCGACTTCAACTATATAACCAAACTTTTTTGGATCTTGATCTATCTTGCTAGTGCTGCTCCTACCGTCATGTTTTTGTCTAATAGATAATGGTGTAAAGCCAATTATATCCAATGGACAGTCATCACTAACCAAGTAATCAACAGTGTTACGCACACTACTTTCATCTTCCCCAGGAAGGCCCACAATAAAATTGCTACTAGTAATAATTTTACCTTTCCAAGTTTCAGCGCAATAATTAAGTGTTTCTTTAACACGTTTCTCGCCTAAACCTTTGCCTATCTTTTTACCAGCGGCCTCGTGTAATGTCTCAATACCCAACACCAAACTCTTTGCCCCGCTTTCGAGCAACATTTCTCGCATTTCGGGAAATTTCCATATCAAGTCTAATCTGGCATAGCTTGTGTATGATATCTTAAATGGTAGTTTAGTAAGAACACTGTGTATCAATTCCATTTTAGGAAGACTCTCATTGATTAATTCGTCAGTAAACATAAAATGAGTAGTACCAAACTTTTCATAATTCATTATCAGCTCATCACGCAATGCTGATTCAGTTTTCTGCCAGTCACCTGCTCGTTTTCCTATTAAATCATAATGACAAAATGCACATTGAAATATACAACCGCGGGCAACTTCAATTGGTAGTGACTCTCCTGGGAAGATAATATCTTCCGGAACATATTTTATATTGCTTACTGCAAATTGTTCCTGAGTGTAAAAATAATCATTACCGTCAATAACTTGACATGGACTAGACTTGATAACTTTTATGTCATCATCCTCAATCAAATGTTTGATTAATTTAATGATAGCAATATCACCTTTATTAATAATAACATAGTCAACTCCTTGCCAATGGGAATCTACTGTCATTGTAGCACCACCCAAACATACTTTAATGTTATTGTTTATTGATTTAATTTTGTCAACAATTGATATAAACTCTTGATCTGGCCTTCCGAAAGTTAACCAAGGGCTATGGTGTTTTGGCATCAAGCTACAACTAAATCCAACTAGAACAGTTTCGCTAGAACAAAACTTAGATACAATTTTTTCTAATTCTACAGTAGAATAATAGCTAAACAAATCTACAACTTGACAAGTATATCCGTTGTTTCTTATTTCCGTGGCTATTTTATATGTACCGGCATATTTGCCGTATCCAATGGTGTCGGATACGTCAGTGAATAGAATAACTTGCATAGAAAATATTTATGCATTGCTGTATTTAAATAAATATTTGCATGAAATTATCAATCGATCCAAACGGCTGGGTGATTCATGTTACCGATTTTGACATTTTTAATATTGATCCAGCAGATGCCAACGTCTTGAAAAAACTACCTTATATAAATTTGTTAACAGTGATTCATAACAAAGAAAAGTTAACACTGGAACAATATCATCATTTTTCGCAACAGGTGTTTGAAGGTCTTAACAATGATCTTCCGGCCAAAGAGAAAGTGTTTGTGGAAGGCACTAACAAAGAAGTGATCCGTGTTACTGGTCGTAGAGACGAAACTGGAGACATGGTAGGACTATTTGGTATGCCCGAACACTTGCCGTGGCATTGCAACGAACCGGGTAGAACTGCTGAAGAAAGACCCGATGCTTTATGCTTGTATGCAGTCGAGCATACACAAGGTAGTGCCACACTTTTTAGCAACAGCATAGCGGCACTAAAAGATTTGAGATCAGCAGATAATGCACCCAATGGTTTACTTGAAAATTTAGATAAAATTTATTGCTATTACAATTATCAAGGCAGCACCGACAACGGACCAGATTCTGTTGATGTGAATTATCAAGGTCGTACAGGCTTTAACAAACTGGTTAATTACAACAAGTCCGGGAGCCAAGGAATACACTGGAGCCCAATGCAATATCCTAAATTTTACATAGATCAACAGCCCGTTTCTAAACGTCAGCAAATTCAGTGGCATCATTTTTTGTTAGAGTTTTTAACTCAACCTAAATACTGCTATTCTCAAAATTGGGTCGATAACGAAATTATTATAAATTGTCAGTGGCTGAGTATGCATGCTAGAGATCCGTTTGAACACATTCAAGATCGATTGTTATGGAGAATCATGGGATACACTTCAAAGTTCGATTCATCTAATATAGACATTTCAACTCTGGAAAAATATTCATGCGCCCTGTAATTTTTTTAGGAACAAGCGGAAACTTAGAAGTCCCGTTGCGTATCTGCCAGCTACGTAATATACCAGTGGCCGGTATTGTTGACAGTGATTACTATGGAAACACTGACAAAAAAAATGATGTAGAAATCATCGGCAGTGAACATTCATTTGATTTTGATGCGGCCCGAGATCAATTTGATTTTTTTGTTGGGCAGTCATCCAATACTCAATATCAGAGGTCTAGAAAAAAGAGATTAGATTACATATCAATAATTAACCGCCACAATCTAAATTGTGCAACACTGATCCACCCCGGAAGTGAAATTTACAACAATGTTGAAATAGGACCCGGTTGCTTGATTGGGTTTTGTGCCGGCATTTCTCACCATGTTACCATTGGCGCTCACTCTCGTCTTGACAGTTTTTCAATGATCTCGCACGATGTAGAAATAGGAGATAATTGTTATATACACTCGTACAGTATGATTTCTAGTAGTACCACTGTCAAAGACAATGTAGTGATCATGCCAGGCGCGGCAATTTTACGAACTGGAAAAAATCACACAGTTGTGGGTAACGATGCAATTATCTATCCCAAAGTCACTGTGGCAAGAGATGTTGAACCCGGGGAAATAGTATCATTGGCAGGTGGCAATACAAGAAGAATTTATGGAGAAGTAATACGATTATGAAAATAGAACTAGACAAGAATGGATGGACTTCGATCATCACCGGCATCGATTTACGTTCTGCTTCACAGCAAGAGATGAACACCATAGCTTGGTTAGCTGCCAAAGACACTGTGGTTGTAATACGCAATCAACATCTTTTGCCCGGTGATGAAGTTGCTATCTGTGAAAAAATTGGTGTGTGTGAGCAATTTGCGCCACCAGGTGCTCCGACTCAAGGCACAGTTATTGTAAAAGACGGGCTTGGCAAAATTGTCAGAGTTGGTGGTAGCAATCATCACGAAGGAGTAGCAGGGGTGTTTGAACACGTAAGTGATATGGAATGGCACAGCAATCGAACTGGTACTGAAACCAGAGATCCATTGATTTGGTTGCACGGTGTTAAAGATTCACAAGGTAGTAGGACTAGTTGGATCAACAACATCATGAGTTATCAGGATCTTGATCAAGAGCTCAAAGAACAGATTAAAGATTTAAAACTAGTAATGGGGTTTGATGCAAAAGTAATCTCCGAAGACACCTACGCAATCACCAAACGAGATTCAAATGCAATCAATCACAGCTGGCATCCAAATTTGATACATACCAATCAGGCCGGTGTTACAGGCATGTTTTTTTCGTTTTTGCAAATTCATCAGATTCTAGGACTCGACAAAGACAAAAGTGATGCTCTAATTCAAAAGTTACGACTACATGTTGAACAAGAAAAATACACATACCACCACGACTGGCAAGATGGTGATGTTGTGTTAAGTGAGCAATGGTTAAGCATTCACAAAAGATGGCGCTGTGAAAACATTCAAAATCGAGTGGTACATCGCATTGCTCTTAATTTTGATCACTGCGACATTTCTAAATTGGGGGATAACGTAATAAGATCATGAAACGTATAAACTGGCTGTTTGTTTTTCAAACCATGTGCATAGCCGCCTTGATGTGCTTAATCGTGAATGGTGAGTGGTGGCACTGGCTTGTGGCCTTTGGTGTATACGCTGTGACTGGAAGCATTGGTGCCAGTGCAATTTTTCATAGGCTGTTAAGTCATAGAAGTTATAAAGCGCCTGCATGGTGGGAGTATTTTGGCACTGTAATTGGCACCATTGGCGGAGTTGGATCTAGCATTGCGTGGGTGGCCATACATAGAGAACATCATAGGTTTGTAGACACCGAACGTGATCCCCACAGTCCCTTACACAAAGGATTTTTTCGTGTGCAATTTTTGATCATGTTTAACCAGCCCAGTCTTAGAATGGTCACCGATCTCATGCGCAGTCGTTTTCATGCATTTATGCATAACTACTATTGGGCCATACACGGTGCGTATGCCGCGATGCTATACGCTATAGATCCATTGGCTGTGGTCTATGCACATTTGGTTCCAGCATTGTTTTTGTTCCATGCAGGTGGACTGATCAATAACGTTGGTCACACTATAGGTTGGCAGGATCATCCCGGAAAAGATACCAGCGTTAACAATCCAATTTTAGGATTGTTAGTTTGGGGAGAGGGATGGCACAACAATCATCACGCTCACCCAATGGATTGGCGGTTTGGCCAAAAATGGTGGCAAATTGACGTTGCGGCATATATTATTAGATTGGTAAAACAATGAAAACTCGTAAACAGCTTCCGGCATTTGGCTACCTCGACAATATTCACATTGATATTGATTCGTTGGTTAGTCATTTATTAGAGAATAATCTAATGGACTGGAATTCTTATAACTGCTGCCGATATAGTACCGCAGTCGATAGTTACAAGGGATTCATGGCCGCAAATCATACTATCTATAATCAGTACTTTAAAGAAGATGACGCTACTGGACTCGAAAGCGAAAAGTTTCGTCAAGTTCAGCTCACAGAATTTGTAGGTACCGGCAGTGAATCCCCGGTTGATCTAGTATCAACATCATTTGTAGAACGAGTTCGTCGCAGAGATCACAATCATCCAAAATACATTGCAGAAGCAGACGAGTTAAATTTTGGTCGTAGAGGACCATTGGTTGTGGGCGAAATTGAAAAAATATTCAATCAATTTACCAGCCCAATAACCAGAGCCAGATTGAATTATCTAGCAGGCGGACACGAGATCAAACCACACATTGACTATGATCCTAGTTTTATTACTAGGTACCACATTCCGGTGTTGACCAACCCTGATGTTAAAATGTACATCGAAAAACAAGGGCATGAGCACGAGCAGTATCTGCCAGCAGACGGCCGTGTTTATTTTTTCAATGCTGGATTCAAACATTGGGTCAAAAACAACAGTAGTCTGGCACGACTGCATCTTATTGTGGATGTGCATGGACAAGAAGAACTAGAGCACTTAGTAGATATACAATAAAGTAATACTCAAGTATTACCTTTTAAACCCTACAATGCAGTGTTGTGTAAAAACAACACTGCATTTTGCTTAAAAAATAGACACTTTTAGTCTGGTTGACCCATAATTCCCATTTTGCTATAATACTTGTATTGTAACTTAATTAGGAGCCAACTAATGCACACATACACAAAACAGTCCAGACTCAATGAGATCGATACGAACGACATTGGCGAGCACATTGAGGACTTTGGCGACGAAAATTTGAACCGGGCTTTTGGCAAGTTTTGCATTATGGATGACCAAATAGCCTTTCACGACATATTAGGCGACATGGGCTACGAGCAAGACGAGATTGACGATGATCAGTTGGACATTGTGCAAAAAACAGTGGAAGAAACACTTAAACAAGTTAACCTTGTGTTTAAGAACTTGGGCATTGACCTGGAGTTCAAACAAGCCGACATGGTGGAGCACTATGCCTACATGCTCACAGGCAAAGGCGACACACCCGAGGACATGGGTGTACGTATCCGACGCCTGGTTGACGGAAAAACAGTTTAACAGTATAATACATACATTAGCAACAAGGAAACACTATGTCAGATACCCGTACAGTTACCTCTACACAGGCTCGCAAGAGTTTGTTAAAAGCATTTAAAGTTAAACGCCCGTTGTTCCTTTGGGGTCCCCCTGGCATTGGTAAAAGTGAACTGGTAGAGGAACTTGCAAACGAACTAGGTGGCATTATGTATGACTGCCGACTGGGACAAATGGAGCCCACAGACATTCGAGGCATTCCTTTTTACAATAAAGAAATTGGTAAAATGGACTGGGCTCCCCCTATCGACTTGCCGGACGAGGAAACTGCCAGCCAGTATCCTATTGTGGTCTTGTTCCTGGACGAGATGAACAGTGCCGCAGGTAACGTGCAGGCAGCCGCTTACCAACTTATTTTGAACCGACGTGTAGGCAAGTATAAACTGCCGGACAATGTTGTTATGGTGGCCGCAGGCAACAGAGAGAGTGACAAAGGCGTAACTTATCGTATGCCCACTCCGCTGGCCAATCGTTTCATCCACCAAGAGATGAAGGTAGACTTTGCCAGCTACCAGGCCTGGGCTGTTCAACACAATATCCACAAAGACGTGGTGGGTTATTTAAGTTTTGCCAAGCAAGACTTATACGACTTCGATGCTAAGAGTGCCAGCCGTGCCTTTGCTACTCCACGCTCATGGACTTTTGTGAGCCAGTTGTTGGATGACGAGGACACCGACAACGACACTTTGACCAACTTAATTGCCGGTACAATTGGCGAAGGTCTTGCTGTGAAGTTCATGGCCCATCGTAAGATTAGTTCTAAACTGCCCAAGCCCGAGGATATCTTGTCAGGTAAGGTCACCGACCTGTCAGTTAAAGAAGTCAGTGCCATGTACAGTTTGGTTATCAGTATGTGCTACGAGCTCAAAGATGCAGTGGCCCGTAAAGTGCCAGACAAAGAGTTCCATACCATGTCTGACAACTTCCTGGGCTATATGATGAAGAACTTTGAAACAGAACTAGTTGTTATGGGTGCTCGTATTGCTCTTACCACATACGACTTGCCATTCCAACCTACCAAGTTAAAGAACTTTGACGAGTTCCATCAAAAGTACGGCAAGTACATTTTGCAAGCTAGGGCATAACACAAGGAAGCGGTAGCAATACCGCTTCTTTATTATGAAATACAAAGTTACTAGACTTGATAAGCGGTATAGTCAAAAAGAATACTTTCAGTACATGATTGAATTCTCAAAGGCGCACTGGAAAGGCACTGGTGTGTTGGACTTTGATCATAGTCGGAAATGGTTTAATACCACATTTGGATGGAGCCAAGATGTTGAAACCCGTGTTGCCATAATCCGAAGTGGCAGTGCCAATCCCATGCTGTTTGAGCCTGATGATATCAATACTCTTTGGGCATACAGTGCCCGGTACAATGATTATAGAATCTATGTGGCCACAGACAAAGAGCTAAATTGGTTTATGCTGAGTCATCCTAACACTGCTTAAGATTGACAAATAATATGTATTTTGCTATAATATAGCATAATGAAACAAAAAGGAATTGTATGAGCTCCAAAAAAGGTACCACTGCAGACTCTAAAGAAAACGACAAGATTAAAGATCTTGTGGGTAAAATGGATCCCAAACTGGATCGAGAAGTGCGAGAAATTTTGACCACAGCCCGTGTGGGCCTGTTGCTTAAGGCTAGCTTTTTTGGCAACTTAGCAACTCGTTTAAAACTTGTCAATGCAGACGAATGGTGCCCTACTGCCGCAACAGATGGCCGTAATTTCTATTACAATTGCAAGTTTATTAAACTGTTGAAACCTAAAGAAGTAGAGTTCCTGTTTGGACACGAGGTCCTGCATTGTGTATATGATCACTTTGGACGCAGAGGTGAGCGAGATCCCATGCTGTGGAATATTGCAGATGACTATTGTGTAAATGGAGACTTGAAGAAGCACGGTGTTGGCGAGTTCATTACCAGTGTGCCTTGCTTGTACGACAAAAAATATGAAGGTCTCTGTGCCGAGGAAGTGTACGATATCTTGTATGAGAAAGCCGACAAGATCGACATTGGTAAGTTGATGGACCAGATGATCGACGAGCACTTGGATGGCGAAGGCGATGATGACAGTGGCGGCTCAGGTGAGGAAGGTGAAGACGGCGATAAAAAAGGCAAGGGTCGCCCTAAGTTGAGTGCCGAGGATCGTCAGCAAATTAAAGACGAGATTAAAGAAGCCATGTTGTCGGCTGTGGCCGCAGACGCAGATGGCGCAGGTAACTTGCCCGCAGGTGTCCGTCGTATCTTAAAGGACTTGACAGAACCCAAAATGAACTGGCGCGAACTGCTCCGTATGCAGTTAGAAAGCACTATTAAGAGTGACTATACCTGGATGCGAACCGGCCGCAAAGGCTGGGACATGGATGCTATTATGCCCGGTATGAAGCTGGAGCCCATGATCGATATTGCAGTGGCAATCGACACATCGGGTTCTATTGGCGAGGCCATGCTGAAAGACTTCCTAAGTGAGATCCAGGGCATTATGGAATCGTTCCCAGCGTACAAGATCCATGTTGTTAGCTTTGATACAGAAACTTACAATCCTGTGCAATACGATTCAGACAACTTGGACACAATCTGCGACTATGAGCCAGCAGGTGGTGGTGGTACAGATTTTGATTGTGTGTACCGGTACTTGAAAGATAACGAGATTGAGCCCAAGAGATTGGTCATGTTTACAGACGGATACCCGTACGGTAGCTGGGGCGACGAGAACTACACAGAAACAGTGTTCATCTTGCACGGTACCAGATCTATTGTTCCACCATTCGGGCAATATGCCTACTATGGTGAAGAAGAAGAAAATTGAGGAGTGCCAATGATTGCGGTATTATTAATTACATTAGCGGTAGTGGTGAGCATTGTAGTGTTATTTGCTACAATGCCTGCAACCGGATGTACAGGCGATTGCAATCAAGGTCGCAACTGCACTTGTCAAGACACTAAATGGGAGAAATAATGGAAATACAACCTAAAGATACAAGCCGGGGGCATTTTTATGTTAGCCTGGCTAAGAGTGCATTACGAGTTGTTGCTGGCGGTAATCTAGTACTAGGCAATTTATTTTGGGCAGGAACATTTTTAATTCTTGCAGAAGTGCTGGGTGTTGTCGAGGAGTTGGTATAATGGGATTCTTCAGTTGGCGCTGTGCTAAATCAGACAAGCCTGTGATGGCAGAGGTTGCAGTAAGAAACACACCTTGGGCATTTGCTTCAGAGGTTGTTGTGCTGTTTAAGAATGGCGATCGTGTCAGTGGCACCTATGATGGCTACGGCCGAGTTGGCGAACTTGAACTGGTGGATCATTCCGAAGAACGATGGCGCATGGTCATAGAAAAATACTACAACGGAGAAACGTTTGATCAATTTGAGAAAAATCCCTGGGATCAAGGCCAAGGTTTCTTCTACAATGATGAAGACCTGGAACAAGAATTTGGTGTAACCAATGAACAAGCGAATTAAACTACTTTCTGAACAGGCTGAAAAGTATGCCGACGATAACTTTAGAGGTGAACCTACCTGGTCCGAAGCATTCGAGTCAAAGTTCGCCGAGTTGATTATAGCAGAATGTGTTCAGATATGTGAACAAGGTACTGCAACTCAGACTACCAGCAGTGGTGCCGCTTCAATGATTAAACAACACTTTGGAGTCGAATAATGCACAATCGTATTGCAGAATTTGAAAAACAATGCTGGAGTCATCGTGTGGAAGGTGCACTGGTAGACGGTCAATTACACTTTGATACTGCAAAGTTTGCTGAGTTGGTGGTGCGAGAATGCATGTCTAACCTATATCTAAACGGCTACGACGATGCCGTGATGCAGATTAAACAACACTTTGGAGTCGAACGATGAAACAAAAAATACACGATCTCGCATTGGCAGCGGGAGGTAGCCATTACCCCACAGTAGGTGGCACTACATTGGAAAAATTTGCAGAGCTGCTAATCGAAGAATGCATTCAAGTGGTCAAAGACACGCCATTGCACTGTGCTAAAACCACTTTCCAAGAAGACATTGTCAAATGCACAATCGACCAAAGTGTTGACGCATTAAGAAAGCACTTTGAGTAATGGGCTACGCTGAATACTTTGCCGACAAAAACAAAGATACTCCACGACCAAAGTTTGATCTTGGAGCTAGAGTATTCGGACGGTTTACTGGAGTGCCATTTATTGGCACCGTAGTACGAGAACAAGATAAACGTGTGCTAGTACATGCCGATCTTCCTGTAAAAGTCAAACAAGATATTCACAATGTCATGTGGGTTCCAACAAAAGACATAAAAAAACTGGTGGAGTTTTGAGCAATCAATTTGTCCTAAGTGACTAATTTTGAGTGCAATACACAGTAAAAAACTTTTGCACTGCTATCTTTTTTATTAAATATCTATATGGAAAACAAAGAAATTACTATCGCCGATTTAAATCTGTTAAAAGATATCGTTGACTTAGCAAGCACACGCGGTGCGTTCCGTGCCGCAGAAATGAAGGAGATTGGAGAAGTTTACAACAAACTAACCAGTTTCCTTGAAGCAGTAGTAGCACAAGCCAAGGCCCAGGAAGAATCTGCGGCCAGTAACACACAAGGAGAGTAACAATGGCATTTATGAAACACGTTGGTAAACACGGTGACCGTAAGGTCTGCATCTTGTTCCGTCAGGTACCCGGAGAAGATCACATGAGTCTGGTTGTCTATCCTGAAACGCTACAGGCACACTGGCAAGATTCTGTGCAAAAGGTATTAGAAAGCACAATTGGTCAATCAGCAGAAGAATTTGCTGATGCGCTACATCGCAGTTACTTTCCAGATGGTCGTCCTATCTTAGAAACACTGCACCAAGAGCGCATGATCAAGAAAGTACGTTCTAGCGACATTATTATTACGCCAACTGGCAGTTCAAAAATCCGCCTAGACGAACTCAACAAAATGTTGAACGAAATGAAAACTGGCGAAGAAGCAATCAAACGCATGGCACTAAATGATGCCAGTCGCGGAATGGTGGCACCAGAAGTCAAACGCAAAGCAGAAGCAGAATACAAAGCCGGCCAGGCTGCCAAGTCGGCACCGGGTTATGTTGCTCCTCCAGTTCTTCGCGCTGGTGCTGATGGTGCATTGACTGATCGCGATATTGCTGCCAATATGTTGTCACAGGCACAGGCAATGGAAGCAAATGCCAAGTCAATGATTGCAGAAGCGGCACGTATGAAGAAAGATGCCGAGCGTATGGATCCCACAGTTAGTCGTCCAAGCAAAAGTAAATCAGTAGTGGTTCAAGACATCGACGGTATTGCAGTGCCTGCCAAGCGCACACGTGGCCCTAACAAAGTTAAGACTGCTGTTGCTGATGGAACACAATAAAGACTTCCTGACTGCTT